GTTAGCATCATAACCTGGACCTAGAAATTGGTAATTATGGACAGATTTACTCATAGGGTAAACATTGTCCGGCACGATAGATGTTTTGAGACCGTGATATTCAGTAAGAATAACAGCTGACTCCTCAGAGACGTCACCAAGTGCTGTCTTAATTCCAGCAGGGGAAAGCTTAACACCACTGATGCGAGACAGGCAGGCTAGAGAATCATCTTGTGCAGCAGTAATTTTAGCACAAGCAAATGAATTAACTCTTCCTGTACAACGATAGGCACCTTCAACTGTATGGACAGTTAAACGAAGCAAATCTTTCTCGACAACACGGAGCTTATCCAGAATATTAACTTCAAGGTTGATAATGGAACTAAAAAGTCTGAAATAAGAAAATGTACGAACAGGTGTAAGAAGCAAAATCTGATGATGAGGGTCACATTGTTTGCGATCAACATTATATATGGTAGTTCTATTAAAAAACCAGCCCACAGAAACCGCAGATATTATATCACAAGAATAATTCCAAACAGAATGTACATACTCAGCGCCTCCAGAAACAATGTAATGAACATTGTTGTTGGAGTCAAAAGTAAAGGTGTACTCGCCAGTGGATTGGGCGACATGAGACGGTTGAAAAGTTGATATAAGGACTGGTCTGGGGTGCTGAGCGAGATACGAGGGCATGTCAACATACATATCTACATCACTAAAAACTATGATGTCAGAGTCTAAAGGATTGTATGGACTATATCTCACATTTAAATCTTTCCCCCAATAATAAGTTCGACAACCAGCGCGACCGTTACGGACGTCAGAAGCTGACTTCTGCATGAAATATGGTCGCATCCCAAACAACGACGCGAAATAGGACATAGTAGAAACAGAAGCATTGCGAGCACTGGCAGCATCTGGATGTGAATGACCATTAACGGGTTTGTTGGGAACAAGTGGGACAGCGGCCATAAACAAAGAACGTATGGACACACTAGACAAGGGTTGGGAACGGAAAGACATAAAATAGCTAATTAAATAAGAACTAAGATGATTGCCCAACGGTGATCTATAAAAATTGAGCAACGTTTTAACAATGTGTATGAGACCAACAAGGCAGCAAACGCATATTAAAACACTGAACAACATTATCAGAAGGGCAACAAGCATGGCAAGCCACGCAGTACTGCAGTCATAATGAAAATAAGAAGACCACAGGGATTCAGACAAGCTAAGATCAACGCAAGAGTAAAAATGGTAAATGTCTTGATCATCGTACTTCAAAGAAGAAACGAGAGGACCACTGAGTTCACCAGTTGACACACCAAATTCATACTCACTGTTGAGATAAAAATCATACTTAGCCCGCACCCAATCACAGGGTGTAGCGCAAACCACAACTAATGTGGTTAACAAATCAATCATATAATGAACCATCGGCTCAAGATCAGTTTTTA